ATAAAAAGTTATAATTATACCAATAGATAAACAAAAAAATCCTAAAAATTCACATGTAATATATGTATTTAATTTTATTTGTCTATTTGATTCAATCGTATTATTGAAAAATAATAAAACATCATCATCTGATTTTATAATATCAAATGCTGTATTTACAGCTGTTGTTATATTTATTGTAGAATTTATAGAATTTAATAAAGCTACATCTAAAAGTTCAGGTTGTACAATATCAAATAAATCTGAAATTACAGAATAAGATTGTAATGGTGCTACATATTCAAAATAAAATATAGGTAGAAAAAATAGAAAGAAAGCAGTATGAACTAAAACTTCTACCCAAAACATCTTTATAATTATAATGGAAGATATACCTACTATAGTTCCACAAGATCCTATTTATGCGAAAGCATTAATTAATGGTTTAGGAGCTACAATTATTTTATGGACATTTTGGATGCCATTTATTATAGGATTTGCTCGACCTCTAGTTAATTCTCAAATTAAAGGATTTGTATGTAGATTTAGTCATATGGCAGTTAGGTCATCTTCTGAATTAAATACATTTTTAAAAGCACTTGTAGCAGCTAATATTATAACTTATCCTGAAATGGCAGATATATTATGGAAAATAGAAAATACCCCTCCAGTAGATAATAATGTAGCTAAAAATGTTATTCAACAAAATGTTCAGAAAAATGTGGATGAAAATTTATTAATAATTATTTTATTTATTGTAACTTATTTTTTAATCATAATTTGTTGTGCTATAGGAATTTATACTCTTTCAAGTTGGTTTTCAATTGATTTGATTCCTTTATACAAATTTAATGGTGTTATGGCATTAATTATTATTACAATTGAAGCTACTTTTTTTGGATTAGTTGCTATGGCATATATTCCATTTGATATTAATTTAATAATTCAACAATTACAATTTAAATTAGATACATATTTATCTGATATTGGAAGTCAACAAATTATACGCCCTTCATGTCAATTTGATCCGCCTTTACAAGATTTTCTTATTGGTGATTGGATTCAACCTACTATGAGTTTTGGATCTCTTGATGAAGCTCAACAAAGATGTTTATTAAATTCACTATGTGTTGGCATAACACAACCTGGAAATTATCTAGGATCTTATATTTTAACATTATCTCGTGATAAATATATAGAATATCCAGGTACTACATATCATAATAAAGGTTCAACTTCTTGGCTCTTAAATCAATGTAGATAAATAAATGAAAGAATGGTGTGATGCTGTAATAGAAATGTCAGATTGTGAACCTCATAATTCTAAACATATTAAAAAAATATGTAATCATATTTTCAGATATATTTGTGTAACAAAAATTAAAGATATTAAAAAATTTAAAGAAAAATATGGGACAGATTATGAATTATTTATTCAAAGTTTATCAGAGTATCCATCTGAAATTATTAATGATATTTTAGATTATGATGGATTTTGGGAAAAAACACATGAATTTTGTAAAAAATATAAGTCGAAAACGAATCCATCTAAAGATTAAGATTATTATAATAAGAATGGGGGATACAATTATTGGAGTTCAATTTGGTATTGCTAATCCAGATGATATTATTTCAAGAAGTGTAGTTGAAGTTAAAACAGATAAAACTTATCAAGGTGATATTCCAGTTATTAATGGTGTATTTGATCCAAGATTTGGTGTTACAGAACAAGGTAAATCATGTCCTACATGTAAACAAAGTCATCTTTTATGTCCTGGACATTTTGGACATATTCGTTTAGCTCGCCCTGTATATCTTTATCAATTTATTGAAGTTATTCAAAAAGTTCTTGCTATAGTTTGTATTTCATGTAGTAATCCTTATTTACCTGATGATTATCTAGAACATATTTCTCAAGATTATAAAGGAACACAAAGATTTAATGCAGTTCGTGAATCTACTACTACTTATAAAGAATCAGATTTGAAAGAATCATCATCATGTGGTCATTGTGGATCACAATTAATTAAAAAAGTAACTAGAGCTGATGGAAATGTTACTGCTCTTCAAGCTATGACATATAAAGAAAATTCTGAACCATTTCGTCTTCAACCTGAATTAGTACTAAGATGTTTTCAAAGAATTACAGATAAACATATTGATCTTATTGGATTTAATCCTAAATTTTCTAGACCTGAATGGATGTTGTGTACAGTTTTAGCTGTTCCACCTTTGACTGTTCGTCCTTCTGTTATTATGGAAGATAATCAAAGATCTGAAGATGATTTAACACATAAACTAATTGATATTATACGTCAAAATAATTCTGTTCGTGATAAAATTGATAAAGGTGAATCTGCTGATATTATTAATAAATTTACAGATCTTTTACAAATTCATGTTGCTACATATGTTGATAATGATATTAAAGGTATGCCTCCAGCAGCACAAAGATCAGGTCGTCCTCTAAAAACTCTTAAAGCACGTTTTGGAGCAAAAGATGGACGTGTTCGTGGAAATTTGATGGGTAAACGTGTAGATTTCTCTGCTAGATCAGTTATTACACCTGATCCAAATATTGAAGTTGATCAATTAGGTGTTCCTGAAGAAATTGCAAGTAATTTAACTTTTCCTGAAATTGTTACTCAATATAATCGTGATAGATTACTTATGTATATTAGAAATGGTCCACAAAAATATCCAGGTGCTAAAACTATTGAATTTAAAGCTGATGGTCGTAGAATGCATTTAGGATTTATTAATCGTGAAAATGTTGATCTAAAAGAAGGTGATATTGTTCATAGACATCTTGTAGATAATGATGTTGTATTATTTAATCGTCAACCTTCACTACATAAAATGTCTATGATGTGTCATCGTATTCGTATTTTGCCATATTCTACATTTCGTCTAAATGTTTCAGCAACTAAACCTTATAATGCAGATTTTGATGGTGATGAAATGAATATGCATGTACCTCAAAGTGTTACAGCAGCAACTGAACTAAAAATGCTTGCTTCATTACTTAGACAAATTATTTCACCAAGAACTTCAGCACCAATTATTCAAGTTTTCCAAGATACTTTAACTGGAGTTTATAGAATTAGTGATAATTCTGTTAGTATTCCTGAACATATTGCAATGAATATGTTAGCTCGTATGAAACGTCCTCTTTCATCTTTTAAACGTATTGATAAACCAATTTCAGGTAAAGATGTTATTTCAAATGCATTTCCTTTAATGAATTTTAAAAGTGGTTCAGTTGAAATTAAAGATGGTCATTTCACTTCAGGTAGATTAGATAAAGGTTCATTAGGTAAAGCATCAAAAGGTATTATTCATACAATTTTCAATGATTTTGGACATGAAAGAACTGGCGATTTCATTAATTCAGTTCAAAATATTGTAACTAAATTTAATATGTTTTCAGGATTTTCTACTGGTCCATCAGATTTGATAGCAAATATTAAAACAACAGAAGAAATTGAATTAGCATTACAAAAAGGTAGATCTGAAGTTTCAAAAATTTTATCTGATATGCATTCAGGAAGATTTATTAATAATGAAGGTAGATCTAATGGTGAACAATTAGAATTACAAATTACAAAAGCTCTTAATGAAATTAATTCAACTATTGGTAATAAAGCCGTATCAAGTTTACCTTCATCAAATCGTATGCTTCAAATGACAGATAATTACGCAGGATCAAAAGGTTCTGCATTAAACATTACACAAATGATGGCATTACTTGGACAACAACTAGTTGATGGTAAACGTATTAAATATACAATGGATAATAGAACTTTACCACATTTTACTAAATTTGATGATGGTCCTGAATCAAGAGGATTTGTTGAAAATTCATTTATTTCAGGTATTCGTCCAACAGAATTCTTCTTTCATGCTATGGGTGGTCGTGAAGGTTTGATTGATACAGCTGTAAAAACTTCAGATACTGGATATATTCAACGTAAACTTGTTAAATTAATGGAAGATATTCATGTTGATCAAGATTATACTGTTCGTGATATTAATGGTTGTATTGTACAAATCTTATATTCAGAAGATGGTATTGATTCAACATGTGTAGAAATTCAAGAATGTGATTTAGCAATTCTTACACTTGAACAACTTTATTCAAATTTTGGTTGTACAAAAGAAGATTTTAAATCTGTTTGTAAAGAAGTTTCTGAAAATCCACCTGATCTTATTGAACAAATTATTGAAGATAGAAAAATTTTAATTAATAATATATTTAGATTTCAAAATAAAACAGAAATTAGAGCTCCAGTACATTTTAATAGATTAATTGCAAAATATAAAAATCCATATTCTGTTAAAACTGATTTAACACCTGATTATGTTGTTTCTGAATTAGAAAAACTTACTAAAACTGCTTATATACAATCAAATAAACTATTTCATATTTTACTAAGATTTAATCTTGCTCCAAAAAAATCTATTATTATTAATAGATTTTCTAAAGAATTATTTGATGAATTAATTTCAGAAATTAAATTTCGTTATATGAAATCTTTAGTTCATCCTGGTGAAATGGTTGGTCCTCTTGCAGCTCAATCTATTGGTGAACCTACAACACAACTAACTCTAAATACTTTCCATACAGCTGGTACAACAAAAGCTAATGCTACTCAAGGTGTTCCACGTATTAGAGAACTTTTGGATGTATCTGAAAATCCTAAAAATCCTTCAAATGTAATTTATCTAAATCCTGAACTTTCTTTATCACAAGCAAATGCTTTAAATATGATGAAAGTTATACAAAAAACAACTTTGAGAGATATTACAAAATCTGTAAGAATTTATTATGATCCAAATCCATTAAGTTCAGATACATTAGTTCAAGAAGATCGTGAAATTTTAAAAGATTTTGAAAAATTTTCATTGACAAAAGGTTGTGCATCACCATGGATTATGAGATTAGAATTAGATGAACAAAAAATTGCTGAAAGACGTGTTATTGATATGACATTAATTCAATCTAAAATTGAAAATAATAAAGTTCTTAAAGTATTTGAATGTATACATTCAGATATTAATTCTGAAAAACTTGTATTAAGAGTAACATTTGGTATTGATGTTGCACGTAATGCTTTATCTCTTCGTTTTATTGAAGATAAATTACTTGATACAATCCTTACAGGTGTAGATGGTATTGGTAGAGTATTTCCACGTGAAATTAATGATGAACTTGTATATGATGAAAAAATTGGTGGTTATCGTCCAATGAAACAACATGTATTAGATTCTGAAGGTTCAAATTTACTTGAATTATTTACAAAAGAAAATGTAGATTGTACACGTTCATTCTCTGATGATATACATGAAATTCTTAATATATTTGGTATTGAAACTGCTCGTATGACTTTATATGAAGAATTAATGAAAGTTTTCGTATCAGAATATATTAATTATCATCATTTATGTCTACTTGTTGATGCTATGACATATCATGGACATTTTGTTGAAATTAATAGATTTGGTATGTCAAAATTAGATAATGGTGTTCTTGCAAAATCATCATTTGAACAAACATCTAAAATTTTATTTGATGCTGCTGTATCAGGAGAATTTGATACTATGAGAGGTGTATCAGCAAATATTATGTTTGGACAAATACCACCATGTGGTACAGGATTTGTTGATATTCTTATTGATGAATCTAAATTACCTGAAGGTGATGATGAAATTAATATTGAAGAAGAAGATCTAAAACATGCTAATGAATTTGTAAAATCACAAGAAGAAAAAGGTGAATGTCGTCTAGATGAAATTTTAATGGCTTGGTAATTTACATAATATAAAATTAATAAAGTAAAAAATGTCAGATCAACCTAAATAAATAATCTTGTAATTCCACGAAGAAAACTTCCAAAAAAATATAATCCAAAATTTCCTTTTGAATATGCTGTATAAAATAAAAGTCCAAATATAATTGATAATCCACCACCTATCATCATAGCCATAGGTAAACTTTCATGATAATCTTGTCTTAATTTTTCAGTATAATATACAGCATAAAAAATAACACTTAATCCTGCTAAAATTAATGCCCACCAAACCATTTTATATTACTTCTTAGAGTAAGTTTTTACCCTAAGAAGTGGGTTTCCCTTTTTATTCTTTCACTAAAAAATTAGTTAGATCTTTTTTAAGATGAGGATATTTAATATAAAATTCTTGAAGTTTTGTAATTGCTTCTTTCAATTTATCTTTTAGAGAAACTGCCTTTGAAGATGTCGTTTTCCATTTAATTTTTTCAGATTTAAGATCGATACCAAATCTATCTCCGTGGGCACCATTTGCTTTAATATACCAAATATGTGTTGGCAGTTCTTCAATACCTTCAGGTAGAGTTGCTGAGCGTTTCTTGGCAGTTTTATTTATATTTTGTTGAGTTTGGGTAGCTAGACGCAGATTTTCTTTACGATTATCTAGACCATCTCGATTAATATGATCAATTGACATTTTGGCGCCTTTTCCTGGAAACACAATATTGTTCATAATAAAATTGTGGAGATAAATTAGTTTTGTCTCTCCGTTTATTATTGTCTGAAGTGCTATGTAATGACCATTTGAACTGCTATACCAATGTCTTGCTTTAACTCTTTCTAGATCATCTTTATCTATTTTAAACTTTACATGGCTTCCCTTTGAAGTTAGAGTTCCTTCAATATAATCATCAACTTCTGTATATGTTATAGGAATTCCCTTCACTCCACCACCAAGTTTCCTCCTTCTACCTTCATTCTCACCAGGAATATGAGTCATTGCGTGTGGCTTATATTTTTGGTTATTGTTATTTTCCATTTTTATTGTATAATAATTAGTACCGTGTAAATCACTGGGTGGAAGCTTAGTTGGAATAAGCTAAACCGCCCATGCCGGACATTACACGAAGAACGTTGTAGTTTAGAGCATATACACGTACTTGTGCAGTATTACCACCCGTAACGGTATTTACTGAAACTGTGAGTTGTAAAGTAGCTTTATCAATACGAGAAAAGTTACAAGTTCCAGAAGGTTGGTGTTCTTCAGGTCTTAAAGAGAAGGAATAAACGTTAATACCAGTAGAAGGGGTACGAGTGTGGTGTTGATAAGGTTGTACTTTATCAAAATAAGAACCTTCACGTTCAGTGAAACGATCTTGTCCATTTAATTGTAATTTAGCAACTTCAACAGGGTTTTTACCTTCACATCTTACACCAGATGCTAAAATTACTTTAGCAAGTAAATAATTTACACCAGTATCAAATACAGTTGCTTCATCACCAGTACCTTCTCCTTCAGTAGCACTATATCCGGTAATATTATTTGGGCCAAGAGACATTTTACCAAGACTACCAGTGGCTGAAGAAACACCATTAGTAGTTGTACCTGCTCTAGAAAGTAGAGACATAATAGTACCTTCCGTAGAAAAGTCATCGGAATAATTGAAAGGTTGTTGTCCACCTGCAACAGCTAGCCATTGAGGATTAGCGCAATCTACAAAAGAATCACGTTGTACTACCCATAAAAGTTCTTTTACAGGGTGGTTAAAATTTAATTGAATTTTGTTAGAAGAAGAAGTAATAGATTCAGCACCAGTATATTGTACTTGTTCAATTAAATATTCATGAGATTGTTGAGCAAATCGGCGTCTTTCTTCAGTATCTAAATATACATAATCAACATATAAAGAACATGCGGCTAAAGATTTAGCAGAAGGTCTTACAGCTAAACCTCCAAGATTCAAAGCAAATGTACAATTTTCCCAAGTGTCAAAAGTTACATTTAGACGAACTTCGTGATATTGTAAAGCAATTAAAGGAATTGCCAATCCAGGATTGCGGCAAAACCAAAATTGTAAAGGAATATACAAAGTTTTAGCAGGAGTACCTGCGCGACCAAGACAAGACATAGTGAATTCATCGGCAGCGCAAGTATCATCTAAAGCTTTGCCAAGAGAAGTTTTAAGTAATACAAGATCGTGAGTATTACCAACTAAACTATCAAGAGCAGGAACTTGTCCAGCTTCAGTAGATAATTGAGTCCAAATTTGCATCCAATCACCATATTGACGATCAATACGTTGACCACCAATTTCTAATTCAACTTGTTGAATTAAACGATGGCCAATATAACTTACCCATCTGAATGAATTGTAAGATTCATCTGCCAAATCAACTTCAGGTAAAACTACTTGTACATAAGTTCTGAACATTAAATCAGCATTACGATTAATTACAGCAGTTACACGTTTATTGAAATCGGCTTGTCCATTAAAAGTTACTTCAATAGATTCCATTGCAAAATTGGTGTGGCGTTTATATAAAATTTTCCAAAAGGTAATTTGAGGATTACCTGAAATATAAATATCTTGAGCACCATAAGCTACAAGTTGTAAAAGACCACCAGCCATTTTTGTTTATACTCTTAAGTGAGAAAAAAAATCGACGACGAAAACTTCTAAATTAGCCTGTTGATCCAAAACCACCTTCACCACGTGAATCAGGTGGTAAAGGCAAATCATTAACTAATTTAACAGTTTCCCATGGCATCCAATTTTGTCTACATAATTGAAAATATCTTTTTTCTTCAATATTAATTTCATTTGATTTATTAATTAAATCAACTTTTGCTTTTACTGATCCTCTATATCCCATATCAATCAAACCAATAGAATTTGACAATCTCATAGATGTTGAAGAAATTGATGATCTTGGTATTAGTAAAACAGGTTCAGGATTACCACTTTTATCTGTACAAGCAATTTTAATATCAAAATCTAAAGTAACTTGATTATTTGTAGCATACAATGTTTGTTTTAACATTGGTATATCAAATCCTGAATCTGTCATTCTTCTATTTTCAATTTCATTTCTAATAAGTTTTTGCAAAAATACATTTGAAGTTTGTATATGTAGCATTTTTATTAAAGTAATGTTTCTTCTGTTAAAATTTAAATGCGATTAAAAAACATATAACTGCTGAAGTTTGAATAACTAAAAGTTTTAAAGATTCATATAATGTTATTCTACCTAATGAAAAATTTAAAATAATAAATAAAGGATTAAAATGTGTTATAGATTCTTTTGAAATTAACATAGCAGATGTATAAGCTAACCCGATAAAATAAGGATTATTATTTGTTAATAAAGCAGATGCACATATTAATAAAACACCCATAAATTCTAAAAGTTCAGGAATCATTCCTTTTTCTTTTTACAAAGAGAATCATATAGTTTAAATAGTTACAAACTATTAATAAAAATGGAAGAATATTATAAACAAAAAGTTACATTTCCTTCTGATATTAATGAACATCTTCCTACATTAAAAGAATATACTTTGAAATGTAATTCTGTAGTTGAATGTGGTGTTCGTAATATTGTAAGTTCATTTGCATTTGCTGTTGGTCTTAAAGGACGTCCAAATACATATACAATGGTAGATCCTTACAAATCAAATCAAATTGATATTTTTCTAAAAATGTGTCATCAAGAAGGTGTGAATGCTACATTTGTTAATCAAAGTGATCTTGAATGTCCTTTAGTTGAAACAGATCTTCTTTTTATTGATACATGGCATGTTTACGGACATCTGAAACGTGAATTAGCTTATTGGCATTCAAGTGTTCGTAAATATATTATTATGCATGATACAACAATTGATGAAATTTATGGTGAAACATTAAGAGTAGGATGGGATACAAATCGTCAATCTAAAGAAACTGGAATTCCAGTTCATGAAATTACAAAAGGTCTTTGGCCTGCAATTGAAGAATTTTTACAAGAACATCCTGAATGGAAACTTGAGAAACGATATACAAATAATAATGGATTAACTATTTTGACTAGAGTTCTCTAACAAATACGTGATATCCTTTTGATGAAAATTGTTCATAATCACATGAATGTAAATCTTCTCCACATAAAAGAACTATTTTATTCGGAGAATAATATTTATTAACTAAATCAAATCCAGGTAAACCACGATGATAAGAACCATAAATAATTAAATCATATTTTTGATTAGTAATATCTGTAGTTATACTAGCATTTTTTGTTTTATCATGTAATTCTTGAGGAATATTTCCTGTATATGTAATTCCTTTACCATAATATTTTGTATAAGGACCATCATCTTTATAAATATGTGGAATTTTAGGATAATCATGACATTCAGATCCAATTAAATCTTTAAATCCTTGTAAAGTTAAACAACGTAAATAATCAGGTCCTATATTACCTGAAAGAAATAAGATTTTTTTAGCTTCAGAATTTCCTGATTTATCTAAAATATATTGAGCCATTTTTTTAGTAGTTAAATTAGCTTTTGTATATTCTAAAAGTTCAAAAGCTAAATTTCCTGGATCTAATCCTGATTCATAAAATTTATTTGCTTTTAAAACTAAATCTTTAGGAAAAAATGTCATTGTATTTTGAGGACAATTTTCAAGATCTGGAAAATAAGGAATACATCCTTGTGATAAAATTTCATAATGTCTCATACAATCCCATCCTGCTTTTTTAGTTGTTTTAGCAAATACAGAAGTTTTATATTCATTATAATAATCAGATTCAGTTTGATAAATATATGTAGATAATACTCCAGGAATCAAATCTGAAATCCGTTTAGTTTTAGGATGAATTTCAGAAATAATTTTAGATTCTGGTATAGAAAATCCTATTGGATATACAGGCATTTTTTAAATTAATTGTTTATTATTTAAATCCATGATGAACATTTTGTATGAGTTTTATAAAATTCTAATTCACCAGGTTGAAATTCAGATTTCCAATATGTTAACCACGGTCTATGAACAGCAGTAAAATTTCCAGCAACACGAATATATACATCTTTAGGATATTTATGATTTACTAAACAAAAAGTTGTATCAATTCCTGTTTTCCATAAATTTGGAAATTCTGAATCATTTATAGGATATCTCCACATTTGAGATTCCCATTGTTTTATTGTATAATATCCGTATAATAATACATCATCACGAATATCTTTTGTAATATCTAAAGCAAATCCAACTTTGTACGCTTGATATTTTTCAGATATTTTATTAAGTGTTTCCATAAAATCTTGTGGTAAATTTGGATTTAAAAGTAAATCAGGATCTGTAATGAAATATTTATCTCCTCCTATTTTACGTATTTCATTACGATATACAACTGTATGACCATAATTTTGTGGCATTCTAATAACTTTTACATCTGTAGAATCTAAAAATTTAAGTAAAGGAGGATATGTGCTACAATTATCTACAATAAAAATAGATGTAGTATACTTCTTTAATTGTTCAACCATAGACTTTACATAAGTTAAGTTATTAAATGAAATTATAAATATTGGTAGCATTTTATATTTCTTAAAATATTATCATTTAAATGAATTGTTTTACATAATCAACATGTTTTTTTTCAATATCAGAATATGAAGGGCGTTGAACTACTAAAGAAGGAGCTACTAAATACCAATTATCACGAGCTTGTATTCTTTGCCAATACATATCTAGAGCATACATAGGTGGTAATTTAGTTAAAGTTAATCCATGTGCTCCATCTTTAAAATTTTGAAGAAGAGTTTTATAATAATGTTTATTAACTAGAAATGAAGTTGTAGTTTGTGATTTTTGTAACTTATATGTAATTTTATCATATACAGGAACAACTGCTCCTAAAACAATAACATCATAAGGATTCTTAGATAAACTTTCAAGAATTGGATAACTTTTATCAAAATTTGACCACATTCCATCATCTTCAATAACAAGATAATTAGACCATCCTTCTGAAATAGCCATTTCTAAAACTGCAATATGAGATTTTGTACATCCTAATGCACCAAAATTTTCTTTAATAGCATTAAATCTTTGAATTTTTTCAGAAGGAAATATTGAAAGTTCAGATTCAATTTCTTGTCTTCTATCCGTTCTATGTTCCAAATTAATATATACAACTTTTTCAATAAATTCAAACATTTATTATACTATAAAACGATCTATGTAATTCGGTGTATCTTGAGTAACATCCGAATATGATGGAGGTGAATACATCATTTGTACAAGAAACCAGTTATCTCTTTGTTGAACATTATTCCACCATGTATCTATAGCATAAGTTGTTTTAGGATATCGTGTACGAAATGGAAATGGTCTAGGATCAACATTTTTAATATAAAGTCTTAATCCTTCTTCAAAATTCTGAAGAAGTCTTGTATAATATGATGAATTTACTAAATATGCTCCAGTTCCATAACATTTAGTTAATTTTAAAGAATCCTTATCATATTTACATAACATTCCTCCTAAAACTATAGAATCATAAGAAGTCATTTTCTCATATAAGAGATCCCATTTTTCTTCTTTGAATATCATATCATCTTCTAAAATTAAAACATTTTTCCATCCTGAAGAAATTGCCATTTTTAAAATAGCAATATGACTTTTTGTACATCCTATAGCACCTTCTGTATGACGAATTGCAGAAAATCTCATAATATTCTTACATGGAATTTTATGTAATTCTTTCTCAATTTGTTCACGTCGATCAGTTCGATGGTCTAAATTAATATATACAACTTGTTCAATCATTATTTTCTTCTTAGAAAACTTAAGGTATATGGTTTTATTACTTTTTTTGGAGGATTAATAAAATATAATCCTGTAGTATCCATAGAAGGATCATTAAACCATTTTGGTGGGAAATAAATTGGACGATCATTATTCAAAAAAGCACCCCACCATGAAAAAGAAGAATTTGCGCAAATACATCCTTTTGCTTTAGACATTAATAGCAAAGTATCAACTTCAGATTCTTGAATAATTTGAATTTCTGGAAATAAACTTTGAGCATATTGAATATCATTCGTAAAAATAACATATGTTTCTCCAGGATGTTTATCCATACATTCTTTGTAATACTCTTTCATATCAATAAAATGAAGTGAGTTTCCTATATAATCTCCTCCTCTTACATGAATGAAAAATTTTGATGAAATATCTGAATATTTTTGTAGTATAG